CGAACTCAGCGGTCTTGGCCTCCTCCGCTTCCTTGAGAGCCTCCGCAGCCTTGAGCGCTCCCTTGGCCGCAAGATATGCGGTGGTCAGGGTGCCTGTGACACCGATCGCGGTGAGAATCGCCGGTGAATTTTCCGCGGCGACCTGTCCCGCGCGCTTGAACAGCACGCTGAGATCCATGTTGAACTCCTGTCTTGTCGCCGGACCGGCGATTCGTGAATGAACTAGGCTTGTTCGGTTACTGCCAGATGGACCCGCAGTTTCCGCAACTGTACGGGCCGCCGCCTCCGCCGCTGACGTTGCTGGACCCGCAGCCCGGACAGGTCACGGAGCACTTCGCCGCGTCGTTGACGTCCATCACCTGACGGACCGCCATGATGAGCCGCTGCCGGAAGCTGTACTTCTTGCGCATCATCTCGATGTACCTACTTCTTGGTCTTGGTGGCGTTCTTCGGAGTGTCCGGAACCTTGGCGGGCGGAGTCGTCTTCTTCGATTTCTTGACTCCGTCGTAGTCCCAGTCGTCGGTCATCGGCGTACCGTCGTCCGGGTTCTCGTACTCCCGCTTAGCGAGTCTGACCGTGGTGGTCGTCCCCAGTATGGTGAACTTGTAGCTGATCTCACCGTCCTTGTACGTGAACGACTTGGTCTTGCTCTGAGAACCGAAGAGCGACTTCTCCATCGCGTCCGGATCCCCCTTGGACACGGTCGTGAAACCCTTGACCGTACCCTTGTCCGTGTCGAACGTACCGAGCCAGTAGATCCCGCTCTGGTCCCGCGTATCCATGTTGACCTGGATCGAACCGGGACTGATCGAGGCCTTCATGACGACGCCGGTCTCTTCGGTGTTGGTCTGATGCCACTCACCGATCAGGCTGACCGGATCCTTACTGACTCCCGCGGAGTTGTCGTGCGAACCCCCGCAGGCTGCCAGTACGGATATGGATGAGACGGCCGCCAGTACTGCCAGTGTCTTACGCACGATTCTCCTTGGTTTCTACTTCTTGCGCTTGGACGAGCTCATGGTGAAGCCGCCGCTTGCCGCCACTGCGAATATGACGATGGCGATCCCCAGTGCCTTGACGAACTTCATGGTTGTACTCCTTCCTCGGACAAACCAAAAACCCAAACCCCTTGTGGGGTTCAGGTCATGATGTCCAGTGGGTGGGTATCAGTCTTCGGAAGTGGTCTCGTCCTTGTCCATCCTGCCGGTGAGAATGATCGCGGCCATGGTCGCGGTGAAGGTTCCGGCGACGACCAATCCCCACTTCGCGAGAGCGCGCTTGCCAGCGGCTTCTTCGTTGTGGATCAGTTCGTCAACGGTCTTGTTGGCGGTCTTGGCCTCAACCTTCTGCATGGCAGTGGTGAGGATGGAGAGCTTGTTCTTCATGGTGATAGGTCCAATTGGTAGGGGTCTCATTATAGGGTGTGTAATTCCTGCGAGACCCTTCCCGAATATGACCACCGTCGTTACGCGGCGGGGTTGTCTTCCTCGACGTCGAACGGGTCGGACGCGATCCCATCCCGGATCCGGGCGATGACCCAGAGGATGAACACGACGAGAGAGATGGAGAAGATGGTCTTGGTGGTCTTGCTGGCCATGTGGGGATTCCCTTCAGGAATATGGCTGTGGTTGTTGGACCGTGTACTACTGCTGCTTCTGGAACTCGGCTCGCTTGGTCTTCTCGCGTTCCATCATGGTCCGGTAGGCCAGGTCGATCACCTTGGAGGCGATGAAGAACGTCGTGAGGAGACCGATGGGCGAATTCCAGATCGAGCCCGTGCGGGGGGCCGACGTGTACCGGATATACGGTCGCGGACACTCCTCGTCTTTGTCCGGCTCGGCGTCAGAACCCTCGTTGAGGGGAGACTCGATGATTGAGTCTTCCGACGGAACATCCTGAGTTTCGGTGTCTTCTTCGGGCTTTTCGTCAGTCACGACTTCCCTTTCGTGAATATGGCGAAACCCAAACCCCTTGTAGGGGTTCAGGCGTTGAGATCAGTCTTCTTCGGTAACGGTGTAGTACTCGTCGTACAGGCCCTTCTCCTTGAGGAACTGGTCGTGCTGCTTCAGGCCGTACCTCTGGATGGCCACGGCGGTCGTTGCGACGACGGCGATGGTTCCGAGGATCTTGGTCTTGTTGGCAGCGACCTTGTTCTTCACGGAGACGAGCTTCTGCTTGGCGTTCATAACACGTCCAATCGGTAGGGGTCTCATTATAGGACGTGTAATTCCTGCGAGTTCTACTTGCGACGAGCGGTCGACTTTCTCGGAGCCTTCGGCTTGACGTGCTGGTCCTCACGCAGACCTGGGGCCTTGTAACCACCGTCCTCGTCCTTCTCCCACTTCCCGAGCAGACTGACCCTGCGCTGAGTCAGCATGTAATCGAGATCGAACTCGTTGTGGGTTATCGGAATATGGACGTAGACGAGAGGATAGTCCTCATCGGGCTGGGTGATCTTGATCTGCATGGCGGTACCTTACTTCTTCTGAGCGCGGAGCTTGGCGTGCTTGGCGTAGGCGCGACGACCCTGGACCGCGCTGATGGAGTCGATGAACTTACCGGCACCGGCGAGAGCACCGCCGATCACTCCGATGACCAGAACCGGGTTCTCGTTCCAGGCCTCTTTCAGCTTGTTCAGGGCCTTGTTCTTGTGGCTCGGGTGAGGGCAAGTGCAGTAGTGATCACTCACGGCATGTCCTTCCATCTGATGCGGTCGAGGTGTTCGGGATAGAGAATATCGAACTGCCTGATGTTCTTCACCAGACTTCGGACGGCGAACCCCGTAGCGACCTTGAGACCAGCGATGACGATGAGGTTGACGACGATCTTGGCGCCAAGTTTCGGAGGCGGCGGGGGCTCTTCCGGTTCCTCTTCGGGGATGAGCGTGATCAGCTCGGGCTCTTCCAGCAAGACACTCACCTCATAGAGAATACGGCGAAACCCAAACCCCTTGCGGGGTTCGGGTAGTTGAGGTTCAGTCCTTGGTGGGGTCCTGGAACAGTTCGGCTTCCAGCTTGGCGTTACGTCGGGCCTTGAAGTCCTGGAACTTGTTCACGGCCAGGCCGACCACCATGAACCCCGCGATAACACCGGCAGAGACTGCGGTGCTGATAGCGAAGGTCTTGGTGATCTCCTTGCCGAAGTTGGTTTCAGGGGTCTCGGAGGTCTCGACGTTGGCGGTCTCGAAGTTCTCGTCCATGACAGGGTTTCCAATCTAGGTAGGGGTCTCATTATAGGACCTGTAAAACGTGCGAGTTCTACGTCCTTCTGTCGTACACGGCTTCGTAGATCCTGACCAAGATGACAGTCGCAAGGATGATGAACACAGTCCACAGTTCGAAGACGAGATAGAGAGCGGCTCCAAAGGTTACAGAAGCGAGCATCAACCACATAATAGAGATTCGATCGAGCATACTTTTCCTCCAGGGGAAATATGGCGAAACCCAAACCCCTTGCGGGGTCGGGTTGTGGAACTACTCGTTGTTGTCGGCGCTCTTGGTCTTCTTGACAGCGATCTTGCTAAGGGTATCGATGACTTTGACGGCGGCGTAGGCACTAACCGCGGTGAGGGCAACATACTTCGCTACTTCTTTGCTCTTCTCAGAAATGAGTTGAACAGTTTCGGGGCGAAGGATCTTGTCCTCTCCGGAATTGGTGTTTTCGTTGTCGTCAGTCTTACCGATACGAATGCGGAGTTCGCGCTGCTTACGGGATCCAAACACGGCGGTTTCCAATCAGTAGGGGTTTCATTATAGGCCGTGTAGAATATGCGAGAAACCCAAACCCCTTGCGGGGTCGGGCGTTGATGGCTACAGTCCGTACTGCTCCATGAGCTTGACGTACTGCTCCGAGAGTTCGTTCTGCCTCTCCCGGTCGTTCTCGTCGGTGTTCCGGAACTCTTCCATGATCTTCTCGCTCTCGGTGAGGAAGGTCTCCGAGCGCTTCATGCGCTTGGTGATCTTCATCCTGAGGACGAGAATGGATCCGATGTTCATTCCAGTGGTGACGAGCACGCCCAGGACGAAGAAGAGGAACTTGGTCCAGTCGTTCTTGGTCATGATGCTGCCTTTCGTAGGGGTCTCATAATAGGGTGTGTAAAACATGCGACCCCTATGCGAAACCCAAACCCCTTGAGGGGTCTGGGTGTTGTTCCTACTTCTCGATCTCCTTGGTGAAGACGGCGTCGTGCAGGTCCATCAGGTCATCGCGGTTGACGATGGCGTTACGGACGGCACGAATGATTCGCTTCAGCATGGAAGGTCCTTTCGTAGGGGTCTCATAATAGGGTGTGTAAAACATGCGAACCCGTACAAAAGGAAAACCCAAACCCCATGTGGGGTTCAGGCTTTGAGGTCAGCTTTCGGGCTGGGTCTCCTTGGGTACGACGCTGATAGCGTAGAAGGTACCCTGATCGAGTTCCTGGATCACGATGTCGTCGCGTCCCAGCAGCGTCTCCTTCTCCTCTCCGGTGACCTCACGGAAGGGCTCGGGCTCAACGAAGTTGTCGGCGGCCTTCTGGGAGGCGTTCTTGACGGCGTTGATGGTGAGCACCACGGAGGCGGCGGCAGCGGTGAAGGCGATAGCGGCGGGGGCAACGGCCTTGATCTTCTGCTTGATCTGGGCGAGCTTCTGCTTCTTCTGGTCATCCATGGTGGATTCCAATCGATAGTAGGGGTCTCATTATAGGGCGTGTAAAATATGCGAACCCGAAACCCAAACCCCTTGTAGGGGTTCAGGCGTTGAGATCAGTCTTCTTCAGGGTGCTCATGCTTCTGAATCGTGAGGCAGAAGTCCTCGAAGGGATTGGTCAGGTGTCCCACGTGTCCTTCGTTCAACATCTTGCTGTAGGTCTCGGGGAGATGGATTTCACGGTCTCGTGCCTTGTCGTGCTCCAACCATTCGTTGATGTCAGCGGCATGCTGAGTCTTCAAGCGGTGGTTCACAACGGCGAGAACGATTGTCGATCCGATGGAGGCGGTGGTGATGATGACGGCAGGCGCGTTGTCCTTGACCTTCTTCTTAACTTCGGCGATCTTCTTCTTCAGGTCCATGCTGGTCCTTTCGTAGGGGTCTCATTATAGGGCGTGTAAAATATGCGACCTCTACAGGCAAAAAAACAGAGGGCGTGTAAACCTTGTTAGGGTCTACACGCCTTCTGTTCGTACCTTTTGGTGGAGCGAGCGTTACTTGATGTTCTTCAAGACGAAGCTGGCAGCCCTCGAACCGAACACGTGCGCGTGCTCGTACGAGATGATGATGAGGATCCCGGCGAGGTTCGTCGCGGCGGCGACCATCGTGTCCTTGCTCACGCGCTTGTCGGAATCGACTTCCTTGAGCTTGTAGAGCTGGACGAGACGGTCGGCGTACGTGACGTACTCCGGGTCGGTGACCTTCATCTCACTCATCTCGTCGAGGATGCGGGCGATCTCTTCTTCGAGCTGGGTCGGCTTGGTCTTGGGGAACTTCAGAGTGAACACAGCGGTTCCTTCCGGTAGGGGTCTCACTATAGGCCTTGTAAAATGTGCGACCCCTGTTGCTGTTGTTACTCGTCGATCAGCGGTGCAGTCGCAGCGATGGCCTTGTGCGACCACATCGAAGCCCGTTCGAGATCATCCTCCATGAGCTCCTTGTACCGCCCGTCAGGAAGGACATCGTCCAGGTACTCCGCGAAGTCCTTGAACGCCGCGCGAATATCGGCGTGCTTGGGCTTGGTCGCATCGTCGCCCTCGATGGTGGCCTTGTGGAACCCGAAACGGTTCTCGATCTCTTCAGCACCCAGTGCCATGAATATCCCTCTCAGGGCTTGACGATCGGGTTGTTACCCGTGTCGCTGTTGATCTTGAACGTTGCCTGGTCCATCGTCTCGAGGTCCTCGGGGTCACCGTCGACGACCAACGAGAACACCTTCCGGGTTCCGTCGACCGAGTTCTCGACCTTGATCTCACCGACGTACGGGGCGTTGCTGGCGTAGTACGACTTCTTGGAGATCTGGACGATGATTCCGAAGAAGGTGTTCACCGCGGTGATCGTACCCACGACCTCCTCGACGTGAGGAAACCCCCAGATCTGTGCCAACGCGATGTAGAGCGCTGCGGAAGCGGGGAAGACGATCGTGGCCGACTTCTTCACGACGTTGTAAGCGCTGTCACTCAGCATGGGATTCTGCGGCTTGGCGTGTGACGACACTGACATCGTTGATCTCCCTTAGTTCTCTGCTCTGGAATACCGCTTCGTACTGCCCCGGAGGTCCGAACTGAAGTTGACCCACTCTGTTCATGACCTTTTCCGCAGCCCCATTACCACCGAGAGCCTTGTACGGCTCGTAGAAGTACTTCTGGAGCTCCTCGTACTCTTCCTTCTCCACCCACCCGCGGCGAATATAGGCAACGCCGTACGTCATGATGTGCTCGTAAGCGATGCCCATCAAGAGCCGAGCCGTAGCCGTCCTCGTGCGATCTTTGTGCTGCAAGTAGGCCCAGAAACCAGATGAAGCACCAAATGTCACGAGTGACGTGATGGCCACTTGCAGCCATTCCATACTCGCCCTCCCCTAAATATGTAGTGCTAGGTAGTTCTCTTCCAGATCCCCACGGACTTCGTCCACGGCTCTGCAATCTTCCATACCCCACCGACCCGAACATAAGGAATCGCGAGTTTCCACACAGCGCCTACTTTCACGTAAGCACCCGCGATCGTTCGGATACTGGTGGCTGACGACCACGAACTCCACCCGACCGAACTCTTGGCCCGAGTCCGGAAGTAATATACGGTCCCGGGAGTCAGTCCGGTAACCGTCTTTGGAGACGTCGCGGGTATGGTCGTGGTTGGTGAGCCTGTTGAGCTGGTGGAATATCCGACTTCGAACCCCGTGATCGGAGAACCTCCGTTGTCGTTCGCACCGAATGCGACATCAACGCTGGTCATCCGAACAGCAGCCAAAAGAGGGGCGGTGGGCGCGTCTGGAGCTTCGAGCGTCTTAGCAGTCGCTCTGCCAGACCACGAACTCCACCCCTCGGAGTTATGGGTTCGTGCCCAGAAGTAGTACGTCGTTCCCGGCGAGAGTCCAGATATGGTCGTAGACCGGTCGGAAGCTACGGTGTGCTGTGCCGTGGTGGAGCTTGTTCCGTAGCCGATCTGTCTCGCGTCGATGGCATCGCCACCGTTGGACCCGTCTGAGAACGTCGCATGTACCGACGTGGACGTGATACTGGATATGACCGGTGTAGTCGGCTTGGACGGGTTCGTGTCACGTTTGATGGCTTGGCTGAATGATGTAGGCCCACCAATACCCGTGGCACTGGACTTCTCGAGCAGACGGAATGTGACCGTCTGAGAATCCGTTACCCTGACTTCGCCGACCTTGTACCAGTCGGCACCGGTCGGATAGTTGATGGTCTTGTAGGTGGTGTTTCCGTTCGCGGTCCAGTTGAACGGCATCCCGTTCCACCAGTCGCTGGAATATCCCGCCTTGAACCAGAACTCAACATCCGAACCGGTGTCCCGGATCATCATGGTGCCGTTGACACCCGTAGTCTTCTTGTAGTCGACCATGGGCGCCGCTAACTGATGATCTTGAAGTAGATGTCTCCGTCGCTACCGCCTGTTGGATCAGCGGTTCCCGAAGAGATACCTGACTTGTCTCGGTACCCGGACTTGCCTGTCGGGATGAGAGCCTTAAGCAGAGCGATGTAATCCCGGGTACGGTTTATCTCCCGTGCTCCCCAGCGAACCCGGCCTTCTTCGCCTGTCTCGGGTACCCTTGTGTATCCTGCCGCGACTGCCTGGTCTCCCTCAGCCACGGTGTACCTCCCTTCCAAATATCACGGTTGCTCCGACCAAGTAGTCGGATCCGGATCGAGATCGAGCCACGTCTTGTTGTTCAACCACGAGAGCCACGAACCAGTGTTGATGTAGGTGTTGAGAGTCAGGGTCGGATATGCCCGTTCACCTTCTCTGTCCTGAACGAAAATCTGTTCAGACACCCGCATGTTGTTCGTAACACCGCTCAGGTTTCGCTGCTCGACAAGATCGCCCAGATGGTAATGCGTTCCATACTTGTATTGACTGAGCTGGCTGATCTCACCGTCGAATGCTTGGTAGGTACGGTACTGTGCGAGCTCCTCGTTACCACGCTGAATAAGCGCGGAAGCGACATCCGGGTTTTCACTCGTAATATCGCTGGCATTGACGACTAGGACTTTGCGAGCGAACCCCTCGATTTCCGGATCCACACCGATGGCGTACACCATCTGGAAACCCGCCGGGGAAAATACGTACGCAACGTTCTTGGCCTTGTCGATGCTGGTGAGCTCTTTGGTGTTCTGTAGATTGTCGAGCTCCGGAGTAAAAATCACCGGAGAATGGACTGTCTGACCCGACGTTCGATCACTACCCGAATATACGTCGAAGTAGATTTCAGACGCGTCGAAATTCCTGAGCATCCTGAAACCGAGGTTCCAGACTTTGGAAATATCGACGATCGCGTCGTAGACCGTGGTCGGATCCAATTCCACCGTGATGGGGTCGACAGGTTCCGTGATTGTCCCGGGGGACAACAAGGGTCCCTCGACGATGAAAGGGATCACGTCAGCAGGATCCAGGATACCCAAGACACAAATATCGTGGAAGATCTTCCTGGCGACTTCTGCCGGAGGAAGTGTGATCGTCCACTTGGGGGATGTCGTCAGGTCAGCCAAAGAGTTCTTGGCCACTCGATCCAGAAGCTGTGATTCAAGAGACCTACCCTTGACCGTCAGCATACGACGATTTTCGCTGTCGTCGCCATCCTCGATGGATTCGACCGTCATGACGTAGTTCGACTTGTTCATTGCCAGACGGGTTCCGGCCCTGAGCAAAGTTCGACTACCACTCGTTGACGGAATATCGAGCTGAAAGTCACCGAACTCTTGCCATCGTTCAGTCCAGATGAGCGATTCGAATTTGTCGATGACCGCCTCTCGACGAAGAAGGGGGTCGAGTGTGTATAGCTCCACTACAGACCCCCATACTTCGTGATGTACTCGATCGAAAGCGGAACAGCAGCTCCTTCCGCGTAAACACGAATGCTGTTATTGCCCGGCCTCAGCTCAATGTATTTGGACTGAGGAGATATGCCGTACAGTACGGAGCTGCTGACTCCGGATCTCACCAGGGTTGCCGCCTTGGCGCCGAAGACGGTACTGATAGTCAGCGTGTCTCCGGCCACCAAGGGATAGTTGTCGAATTGCAGCGTCTCGATCACATCGTTTGGTAGCGTGTGATAGACAGTGAATTCTGGCAGACTGCGGTCGACGTTGAGAACGAGCTGGATGCCCGTCTCGATAGTTCCGTCGTACGCTACGGATATGACGGTTTCGTCCGCGGTGGTTGTCCCGGACACGGTCACGGGTACCGGATCAATGAAGTCCGGTTCGAAACACATGATCGAGATATCCATCGTCGGCTCTTGCGCGAAGTGAACGGGGTCGCAAGTCTCTACGACCCCGTCGATGTCGATACTGAGATCACCCACAAGGACGAGCGTCAGCTTCACCTGCGCTTCCGTCATAAATATCTTGTAGAGACGCTTTCGCAGATCCCAAACCGTGTCCAGTTCGGGATCCGGATCGAGCTCCAGTTTGATCTTGATGTTGCGTGCTTCACGACGGCTTGACTGGTACTGCTCTCCGTCGCGACCGGCGAACCCCGTAGAAACGAGATTTGCCTTGACGGGCCCTAGCCCCTCAATATCGGCCACTCGGAATCCAGAGGAATCATCCTCCAGAGGAAATACAAGAAGGTCGCCCTGAGGGGACCGGGCTTCAACCGCTATTAGCATTGGTCGTCAGGGCTCCCTTCGCCTTGGATAGTTGGTTGTTGGTTTGACGGTAGATTTCCGCCGAAGACAGTGCCTTGGGTGAGTAGTTGTACTGAACGAACGACACAGGCGCCGGGGTAAATTCCCCCATTTCCTGTTCGTAGGCAGCCTGGTTACTTGCGTGTCCGGCAGCCACGTACTTCGCCTTGGCGTAAGCGGAATCCACCGAGAGTGACCTCCCGCCGAATATCCCTCCGATCTGACCGGCGTCTCGCTTGATGCTGGACAGATCCAGTACAGGAGTGATGATGGGCTGACTGTCGACATCCTGGGTGATGAGGTCGGAGAACCCCGACAGAGACTTGCGAAGGGATTCGACGGCGGCCGTACCAGTACGCTCAGCAGACCGTTCGACAATACCGGACATTTCGTCCAGTCCCTTAACAAGACCCTCCGCGGAAAATGCGCCGATCTCCATAAACACCCGAGAGGGAGACTTAATACCCAGCTTCTTCTTGATGGCACGGACCATCGACGCAGCGATGTTGTCCATGACCTTCTCGAGCAGCTTCTGCTGTTGCTTAAGCCCGTCGAGGAATCCCTTAGCCGAGTTCACACCCGCCTGGTAAAGGGCATCAGAGCCCGTCTTACCCAGGTGAGCGCCTACGGCGTCGAGATCCTTACCAAGCTTGTTGACTTCGGTGACTCCGGCGATGCCCTTGTCGAGAAGTTCGTTGATGAACGGCAGAGCACTGGGTCCTTGCTCCAGCAGATCCTTGTAGAGTTCGTCGTTGAGACCGAACGCACGAAGCCTCTGAAGAGCGTTCGAGAACAGCTTGGTGTCTTCGATTTGCTTCTTGAGGTCCGTGATGTAGCTCGTGAGAGTCGTCTCACCCGTGGGGCTGGCGACATCCGAGTACTTCTCGGAGATCTGCTTGCGGTAATCGTCTCTCGTTTTGATGGCGTTCTGGTAGGCCTCATCCGCCTTCTTGATCTTCTCAGTCAGCTTGTCGTACTGATCCGAGAGCTTGCCGATAGCGGTCTTCTCGTCGTTGTACTGCTTCGTCAGAGTGGTGTAGGCAGCCGCAGCCTTCTTCCTCTCTGAAGCGGACGCCTTGGAATTCTTCGAGAGATCCTTGAGCATCTTCTTCAAATCGTCGAACGCCTTGTAGACCTGAGTCTTGTTGCCGTCCAGACCCTTGACGAAACCGTCATTGACGAACTTACCGATCTTCTCGAACTCCTTGGAGGGCGAGTTGATCCCGAGAACACTCTTAGCTGAACTAAGAGCGGCGCTGGCGACTCGGCCTGCTGCTGCGGTGACCGATGAAATACCGCTGGAAATACCGCTGATCATACCCTCGATGATCGCCGAGGCCAGGTTTCGCCCAGCAGCATTCATTGCCGCGGTGTTGCTTCGGATGGCGTTGGCTACACCATTTACGAAGCTGATGATCAACTTCACGCCAGCATCAATCACCCGGGGGAGATTCTTGGCGATGCCATTGATGAAGTTCACTACGACATCGGTAGCCGCCGTGACCATCTTGTTGATGTTCTTGGCAATACCGTTGAGGATACCGGTGATCAGCCGCATACCGGCGTCAACCATCTTGGGGACGTACTCAGCCAGCTTCTGGAGAAGCATCGTGAGCATACGCAGAACCGCATCTACGATCTTGGGTGTGACTCTCACGATTGCCTTGATCAGGCTTTCGAGAACGACCACGACCGCTTCTGCAATTTTCGGCGCTGCCTTGATGATGACTTGCATTACGCCGATCAACAGCTTGCCCACGAGCTCGACAATCATCGGAAGTGCCCCGAGAAGAGCCGCGATGATCGCTACCATTGCCGCTGCTGCTGCAACGCCTGATGCAGCCAAAGCAGTAATGCCTGCACCGAGCAAAGCAATACCAGCACCAAACGCCAGTACGCCAACACCAGCGAGAAGCATTCCTGCTCCGAGAAGAACAAGAGCCGCTGCGAGGCCGATCAGAGTTGGTATGACCGGTGTTAGGAGTAGACCAGCCACACCCAATATCAGGAACACTCCCGCCAATGCGGCGAGACTCTTGAGGATACCTTCCCAGGACATGTTCCCGAGCGCCACCATGACAGGAGCAAGAAGTGAAAGCGCTCCAGCCACAATGATCAGAGCAGCAGCACCAGGGAGAGCACCGGTCATCAGATATAGAGCACCGACAATAATGCCGAGTGAACCAGCCAGAACGACCAGGCTCTTAGCTATCTGCTCCCATGTCATACCACTCGTTGTGATCATGGAATTGGCCAAGACCACCAGAGCCCCTGAAACAATAGCGAGTGCTACTGCGCCAGGTAGAGCCCCCTGCATGAGATATAGGGAACCCGCTATAATACCGAGTGCCCCTGCAAGGGTTACCAGACTCTTGGCGATGTCCTCCCATGACATACCAGCCATGCTCTTGAGAGCGTCTCCGATGATCCCCAATGAGCTAGCCACGATGAATATCGCAGCGGCACTCAGAAGAGAAGCGGGTGGGAGGAATTTCAACGAACTGGATATGAGTGCAAGACCGCCTGCCATGACAGTCAGGCCTCTCGCCATTTCGCTCCACGAGAGCTTAGCCAGTTCCTCAACTGCGTCGGCTAGAGTAGAAAGGGCCGCTGCCAGCATCGCAATGACGATACCGGAAATGAATCCCTTGACATTGATCGCCGTGGTGTTGGCAAACAGAGCCAACGCAGCGATCAGAGCGCCGACGCCGACAAGACCCTTAGCCATTTCTTCCCAGCTAAGAGCTGACAATGTGACCACTGACTCAGCCAGCTTCTTGATGGCGAAAGCCATGACCACCATACCGGCCGCTGAAAGAATGAACCCCTTCATTGGCGGCATGAATTTGGCGACCATTATAAGGCCGCCGAGAAGGACGGTAACGCCGGTCAATCCCTTGGCGACGCCGTTCCAGTCAAGTGCAGCCATCTTAGTCATCGCTGAAGCAAGGATGTTGACGGCTGTTGCCAGAAGTATCATCGAAACCGCGACGAAAGGCATCTTCGCGAAACCGGTGAAGCTGGCGAACTTCTCGAATATGAGCATAGACCCCATGAGTTGTGTGAACATGAGGTACATGGCAGCACTGGCGTCGAGAAGCTTCTCCTTGGGGATCTTGGCCAGTGTATTCATCGCTAGAGCCAGGATTCCGATAGCGATCGCAATCTGGAGAAGCGTTGCAGCACGAAGTGTGTTCTGCATTGCACCCAGAGCACCGGTGATGTTATCGAACGCGTCGGCAAGGCTTCCGAGAATGCCCCCGAGACCTCCACCGCCGATGAGATTACGGAACATCATGAAGATGCCCGCAAGCAAACCTACCCCGGTTCCGGCGAATATGTCTTCCAGCCCGAGGTTGCTCAGTGCGTCCGAAATCGAGAGACCCATGTCCTCGAAGAAATCGAGGGCTTTCGAACCCATCTCTACGAGATTTTCGAATACCCCGACGACTTTACCCCAGGCCTTCGCGGCGATTTCGCCGAAACGACCCATGGGTTCCATCTTCTCGGCTGCACCAGCCACAGCATCTGTTACAGCGGATCCATCCACATCCCCGAATATCCGAGCCAGTGCGTCTCCGAAGATCTGCAATGCCTTGATGGGGAGCTTCAGGATGGCTACGACGGCTTTGAACGTGTTCTTCAGACCGTCTGTTTCCACGATGGCGTCGCGGAGGTTGACCAGGAAATCACCGATCTTCGCAGTCAGCTCCAGAAAACCCCCGGAGCCTTCTGTTGCTACACCTACCAGTTCAAAGATAGCACTGGTTGCTTCTTTGACGATTTCCCAAACAATGCTGAATACAGCAAATACACCAGCAAAGGTCCGCTTCAGTCTGTCTGCTGTTTGGCTACCAATCTTTAGTCGTTCGGTGAAGTCCCGGAAGTTCTTGGTCATCTCGGCAAGCTGTTTGCCGGTGGTGGCGGGGAATATCTCCCGGAAGGCGTCTTTGATGGGCTTGATGAACGATGCGAGCGCTTTGAACGCATTGGTGAGACCATCGATCAGCGCGTCGCGTCCTCCGAACTTGTCCCACTCCTTAAGCATCTTGTTGCGGGCTTCTGAGGACTTCTTAAGCATACCGCCGATGCCGTCGCTAATCCCTGTGAACAGACCCTTGGCTTGCATAAAGTCGCCAAATACGATCTTCCACGTTTCTGCCCAGCCCGAAGTGAGACCTTCTTTGGTGGTATCTATGAGGCCAGACAGAGTTTTTACTTCGGTGGCGGCGTTGACTGCGGTCTTGGCCTGAGCTTGAATCGCCTTGATTTGGGCTTTGGTGAAACCCTGAGCTGCAAGTTCAGCGTCGGACAGATCTCCAGCGAACTGCTGGAGAGTTGCGGTGAGAACGTCGGAAGTCAGCCAAGTACTCCCCTTGTCCGAAGATATAGAGTCTCGGAAGGACAACCCGTTGACCTTGAGATTCTTCATCTTGCCGGTCAACTTGACGGCGCCCGAGTCAAGCTTCCCCATAGCCACGGCTGTCTGGGCTAGTGCTCGCTGGAAGACGGTGCCGCCCATACCGGCAGTGCGAACCGATTCCCAGTCTTCTAGAGTGACCTTACCCGAAGATATGGCCTGTGAAAGCTGGGTCATAGCCGCAGCAGCCATCTGGGAGTTGGTTCCTGACATTGCAGCCAGGTTCGCAATACCCTTGATGGCAGTCGCAGAAGTTTCCAGATCAACACCAGCAGCAGTGAACAGACCAATATTCCGAGTCATCTCGGAGAAATTATAGATGGTCTGGTCAGAGTAGTGGTTCAAATCATCAAGGACACGTGTTACGTCCTTTAGATTTGTCCCAGCGGCCTTGGTGTTGGACAGAATCGTCTGAATCGAGTTCATGTTTGTCTCGTACTCTCGGAAACCCTCCATGACGGGTCCGAAAGTGAAAGACTTGACGAACTGACCTCCGGCGGTGACAGCCTGAGCACCGATGTTGTGTAGTGCTCCAGTTGCTACCTGCTGCAAAGCCGAGAAACGAGTGGCAATGCTGTTTACGCCGTTCTCAAGGTTCTTGAGTGATCCTGCCTGTTTGTCAGCACTGGGCTTGATTTTGTTGATGCTAGCAACAATTCGATCACCGAATCCACCCACACTCTGGGTGAAGCCGCTCACCGAGGTTTTTGCCTTTTCGAATCCGGACGAGACAGACGTCGCAACCTGCTGGACACCGGTCGAGATCTTACCGAGGGAGGCTGTCGAAGACGTGGAGCTGTCGACGACTGACTTAGTGAACTTTCCCATGGAGTCACGGTTTTGCAGTACGTTCCGGTCAAACTGCTGACTCGTGGCTGCGATCTTCGTTGCGGCGTTGGTTATGCCCTTACTGGCGTCCTGAAGCTGCAAACTCTTCTGGAGCCTCTCGAGGGAGGCGATTGTTTGCTGAACACCGCGTTCGAACGCAGCATTCTGGAACTGCATTTGAACAACGCGCTCATCCACCGTGCTCATGCGGAAGTCACCACCCTCCATACCTGATCTGCAATGTTGTCAAAGACGGGTTTCATGGTCGGATTGATGTAATCCCGACCTTGTACATAGCCGCCAGTCCCTGTTCCGTACCCGTACTGAAGCATGATTGCTACGGGGAAACCGTTCTCGACGTCATTGTTGGTCCAGATGATCTTTACGGAACTCCCGGAACGTTCGATCTTGTAGTTCCAGGAGTCCGCCGCCAGTCCAGAGTCCTTCGGTACCGCCGAAGCCAAAGCGTTTACTCCCATTTTGGCTGCCGCGTCTAGCGACTTATAGATGTCGCCACTCCGCATCTTCCGAAGGGAGTCTTCCGTTCGCCGACCGGAACGTTTGTTTACGAACGAAATCACGCTTGCTCCTTTGGCTACTCCAGACCGGTCATCTTCCGACCTACAGAGATGAGGCTCGGGTTGTTGACACGGATGTTTTCCACGCCCTCGAAGTACATGCGAAGAGCGTAGGCTTCATCGACGCTGTAGCCGAACTGTTCGATCAAAGGATCGACACCGTCGACGACGGGCTGGTTCGAGAGCCACGAAGCGATAGACTCGTGCTTGTCCAGTGCTCTGCGCAGGTCGAGTACGGCCTGAGCAGCCGTCATGTCTAGGCTCTGCTTGCTGACTTCGAGCCCGAGGCCCATATGTGTTCTCCTTTTAAGCAGCGGATTCGTAGGTGAGGACACCACGGATGCAGTCGTTGGTAGCCCAGGCCCAGGGTTGGGTTCCACTGGAGTCAACGATGATACCCTTGGCTCCGGAAAATCCAACGGACATACACAGTTCGAAAGTGGTAGTACTTCCCAGTCTGGCCCGAGCGAACACAGCGTCAGAAGCACTTTCGTCCCAGAGCTCCAGGAAACCGAGCGTACCGGAACTACTGGATGCCGGAACAGGAAGTCCGAGCCGCCAGTTATCACTACCACCACCGCCGCCGAAGTTCGTGGTGCTTCCGAACGCGATGTCGAACATTACAGTGACAAAGCGTCCATGCTTTATCCACTTACTGGCTTGGACCGCATTTCCATACGAAGGCGTATTCAAACCCGTGGAGGTGGTCCAGGCAGGCGTGTATGTGAACCAGGAACCGGTGTCAGGAATCTGCTTGGCCCAAGCAGACCAGCCATTGGCAGCATTCGCGGTTCGCGTCCACACAGCAGGTGCAGTGGTGGAATTGTGTCCGTGAGAAACGTACGTTTGCTTGGCGAAGGTGGTGCCGTCCACGTAGGTTACAAGCTCACCTGCGGTCCCTGCGAAGTCCCATCCCGTGCCGTTAGCCGTGGAGAAATACATCCTCGACCAACCAGACGGATATGACGTGAATGCCGAGGTCTGGACGAGCGTACCAGGCGTCAGCGTGTACATCAGTTGGGCCTGAGACCATGCAGTCCAACCGGTACTGTCAGCGATCCCGTACCTGACCCACATCCGAGATATGGATGACGTTGTGCTGGCGTTGGCATAGAACGTCTGCTGAGTACGGCTGCTTTCAGATTTCGTAGTGACGACCGAACCGAAACCCGAGTTATGTGACCAGCCCGAACCCGTCCCCACCGTCATCAGAGAGATGCCGACAGGATATGCGGTGGGAGGAGCTGTTTCGGTGTTGGCGTTGACTGCGAGAGTCTGAAGCTTGGTCAGTTCGAGAGCGTCGAGTCGACTGTCAACCCCAGCCAGACCAGCAGGAGTCACCGCTCGAGTGGCGTCGGTGAAAGCGTTGGTCTCGGCAAGCGTGGCGAGTTCGACGAGACCTTTCTGTGTATCACTCGAGAACGGACCGGCGACTTCATTCGTGTCCAGCCACACAGAACCGTCCGGTACGGCTCCGGGATCGGTGTCTCCGACGTAGGTGAAAGCGTCGACCTTCGCGTACGTTATCCCGGTGTCAAGCTGCATGCCGGATACAGCACCGACATCGATCGGAGTACCGTCTTGTCGGGTGAGGATGAGGTGGCCCGCCTCGTTGACCTCACCGGACGTGATCGATGCGGCTTCGATCTCGAGCGTTCGCTCGGCGTCTACTACAACTACCGTAGCCACATGGCCACCTTTCTCTGTCGAATATCAGACCATCGGATCCCAGACACCGCCGATACGGGGTTTGGGCGCTGCTGGAACCCAGGCTCCTCCGATTCGAACCTTAGGAGTTGCCGCGACCCATTGGTTTTGCCATCGAACCCTACGAGTCACGAAGGTCGTCGATTCTTCAGCCCAATACGACGCGTCTTCGAACTTTGCAACCAGGTCTGGGGTGGTGCTGTTCCAGACACCAGCCATGAACAGCATACCGACAGACGTCTTGTTGAAGGTCCCGCCGATCGTACACCGGGCCATCTCGTTCCAGATTTGGCCGTCGGTGGAGTTGTACATCTTGACGACGTTGTCTGAACCCATTTTCCCGATACCCCACCAGGTACCAGGAACCCAGTCCCAGCCGACACCTACTGTTGTATCGGTGATGACTTCGTTGCTAGTCGTAGCGAGACCGTCAGGGGAAATGGTGATGTAGGCACCGTTCGGGGCCCCGAGAGCCGATACCGCATTCCCTGAAGTATCATGGGCTCCAATATAGAACTCACAGCCTTCGGTTCTCGTTCCGGATACCGAAAGCTTAGCAGCGAGAATACCCTTCGAAAGATCGAAGAGGATATCGCCTTCGACCCTGGGGTAATCCGGAACACAAGCAAGGTTCAGAGTCCCACCAGATTCGGTGGTTCCGGGTCCCTGTGTTTCAGTCCACTTGGCCGGATCGAGTACCGCGTCATTGAAGTTATCAATGAGCGTTTGGGTGTACGCCACAGGTCTCCTTTCTCACCCGTCGCTGATGGTGTAGGTGTGTTCGTCCACCGGAATAACGGTGGGCCAGTCGAATTGCAGATAGTCTTCACCGAGAGCCTGAATGGCTTCGTCGGGACCGGAAATCGTGTACGTGTGGTCACCATTGTCAGTGACGACGAAGACGAAGAACGCGTCGTACAGCTCTTCGAGTTCGGCGAAGCTAGGAAGCCTTGCCGTGTTCTCGTTGTTTCCGTACAACACTTCTTCGATACTCTCCAGGACCTGAATATCGGTAGTCCTGGAGTCGATCTCAATGTGCGACGTCCGCTTGTAGCCCGGAATCACAGGCGGTTTCGTCGTGATTGACCAACTGAGTTCGAGCGGCTCGGGTGAATCTCCGATGGTGCCATACGACCTCTGAGAAGGCTCAGCCATGGCGTTGTAGACCAAATGGATCTTGTAGCCGAGATCGTTGTTAAGATCACTGCCCACCATAGTTCGGTAGGAGAATCCGAAAGTCTTTCGTCTCTGTTGAGTGATCCTCAGACCGGGACGGATCTGACTTGAGCCATCACACAGAGCAAACAGATCGGGATATGTGAAGGCATTAATCGTGGCGCCGAATTCCTCGGCGGCAGATACGAGCAAGTACTTGTTACCGTCGAGGTAATAGGACTTCGACCCGCCACCAGTCGGAGCCATTTCAACGGAAGTCAAACCCGACCATGCGACACCGGGTTGTCCTTCGACATACAAGACTCCTCGGTCTACTCCGGCTTCGTAGAGCCGTTCCCCGGGCGTGTCCCATTCGAGTCGTGCCACTCAAGATCCTCCCTTCATCCACTCGAACCGAACTGCGATCGTCGTTGGGCGTTGAGTTTCCTCTGCTGTGCGAGCATCTCAGCCTTGGACATCTTCTTCGGCTGGGTATTCTTCTCGATACACACCCGGATGAGAGTCAACAACCGATTCAAATGCCAGTTTTCGCATTCGAGCCAGATGTTGTGAGTGATCATCCAATGGTAGATCACCTCAGCAGTGATGACATCTCTGCTGTGTTTCTGTTGCTTCTTCTCCGCGAACCAAGTAGCGGACATCTTGGCTGAGATGTATTTGTCGATGGCTACGACGTTGTCTTCCGTAAGACGGGCAAAAACCTCCGGAGGAACATCCGGGGTAAGTGTCATCGCCTCTTTGATGTACCAAAACGTCTCTTCGGGAGTCTTCTCTTCCTTGCCGAGGAAGGGCTTCTCGAAGAATGACTCCCATTTTGACAGGGAGACCAGAGAGTGCTCCAACTCCAGCTTGAACGACTTAACAACAAACTCTTGCGTTGATTCGTTGAATCCTTCACTCATCGGGACTTCAATGATGAGCACTCTCTGACCTCCTTACTGCGTCGTGACGACTAGAAGTCGCCCTTGGCCCAGTCGGTGTCGACGTTGTTCGGGAACTTGTAGCCCTGGTTCGGACGGGCCTCGACGATCTTGTTCTCGGTGAGAACCTGCGGGCCGGGAGCCTGCGCCTCGTCGTCGATGTAGTAGGTCACACCGGCGATGGTCGGGATCGTCAGGGTGTTGGTGGCGTCGTCGTAGGCGGGCTCCGTCGGCGTGGCCGTGAGGACCGTGCCAGAGAACATCGCGACGACGGCTGCCGGGGCGGGCAGAGACGGGTCGGTGCCTGCGGTACCGTAGAGGAACTCCTCCAGGGTGGCCAGGGCGTCGGCGTCGACCTTCGTCGAGTCGATGGACAGGGTGGCCGTCGGCTTGTAGGTCTGGCCTGCGATCGTGCCGACCTCGACCGGAGTCGTGGTGAACTCCCACGAGAACGTGATCGCCTCGGGCGAGTCGTTGACGGTGGCGTAGGCCTTCTCGGACGGCGCCGCGAGAGCCCCGTAGACGAGGTGCAGCTTGTAGCCGTGATCCTGGCCGTCCAGGTCGTTGCCGAGCTTGGTGCGGTAGGACAGACCGAAGGTCTTCCGGCCCTGCTGGCCGAGCGAGACGCCGGGGGTCGGAGTGGCGGATCCGTCGCACTGCTCCCAGGCGAGCGGGTAGGTGAAGGCCTCGATCGTGCCGCCGAACTCCTCAGCCGACACGAGGTTGAGGTACTTCATGTTGTCCGCGTACTGCGGGTTGGACTCGGCACCCGAGGGCGACTCGGTGACGGCGGTGAGGCCGTTCCAAGCGTGCCCCTCGTTGTAGACGCCGGTCGCGTTGGGAATGTAGAGGACACCGTGGTCGACGCCGGTCTCGTAGTACCGCTCGCCAGCCTTGTCCCACGTGAGGACTGCCATGAGTTTGTTCCCCTCAGAAATAGAGGCTGTATACGTGGTGGTGGAGGTTGTCCGCGACGAATATGCGATTCAGGTTGGACAACGGTAGCTGAGCGATGTCGTCGGAGAGGAGCATGATTGCATCCGGATTCCGGCCGATCAGCGTCAACTGATATCGCTTGGCGCGACTGTATGGGTTGTTGTCAGCGAACTCAGTCTTTGCATTGTCCTGGGCGTAGATGATACAGGGATAACTCATCCCCGTATTCGGAGGGGCCTGGAAATATACGTTAGTACTTCCCAGAACCCCCTCCAGGAGTGTCTGCAACTCAAGGCGTTTCGGGTGTGGGGCCATTGTAGACACCCCCTAGCCGCAAGATGAGGCGGGGAACCTTTACTTCGACCTCAGAAACGGCCCACAGGGTCCCCGCCCACTCGACATAGCGAATGGCAAAGAAATGTTCGTTGGCGAAAGCATCCGCAACGATACTGATCGAATTACTCACAGAGAGGTCGTTGTTGACACTCTCACCGTTCCTGAAACTCAACGAATTCCGCACAATATCGCCGTAATACTGGTATTCGACGATCTGGTCTTCGTTCACGCCAGGAGCGGTCACAACAGTTACGCCGTATCCCACCTTTCCTGAAAATCGGGTCATGACTGGGTCCGCCTAGATCAGGCGCGACGGGTGAAGGTCCAGGAGTCCTGGGCCGAGTTGGCGAAGTGGTAGCCGGAGTCGGGAACCGCGGTGACGGTCTCCGAGGACCCGACCGGGATGGCGGTCTGAGCACCGGGCGTGAGGGTGGTGCCGTCGCCGTCCTCGTAGGTCATCCCGGTGACGGTCGGGATGGTGATGACACCGGTGGAGGCGTTGTAGCCCGGCTCCTGCGGGGTCGCCAGGACGCTGTTCGAGGCGGTCTTCTTGATGACGAGGGCCGACTTCGGACGGACCAGGGCACCGGAGAGGCGGGTTTCCAGCAGGTACTTCTGCTGGTTGTAGTCGATGTCGAAGTCCTCGAACATCGTGAGCTCGCCGCCGCGGTCGGTGCCGACATTGTAGTCGTCGAGGTTGACGATGATTCCGACGACGTCGGGGTACTCGTTCAGCGGCTCGACGAGCTGGATGCTGCTGACGCCCAGGACCTGAGCGACCTCGGACTTGTTGGCGTAGTAGCGACGGCCCATGCCGTCCTTCGCCTTCAGGAACTTGTTGAGCTCGCGGACCGTGGTGTACAGGGTCGGCGTGCCGGTGCCCTTGTAGAACTCCATGCCGTCCATGACGGCGTCGACGACCTCCTCGTAGGAGGAGTCCGCGTCGTTGACGTTGACGTTGAGCGTGGTGACGAAGAGCTCGTGGTCGTTGATGATGGAACGGATACCGATGCCGTCCGAAGCACCCAGCGGGTCCTTGACCTTGTCCTCGGCACCCGGGGCACGGCCGTCGCCGACGAGGATCGCACGCGCGACCTCCTCCTCGGTCATGAGCCGCATCTCGGCCTTCAGGAAGGCGACGATGTCGAAGTCCGTGATGTCGAGCATGTCGTCACGGTCGAGCTTCTGCTTCTTGTAGATCGTGGTCGGGCTCGTGGTCCGCTTGCTGACGCCGAACCACTCCTCCTCCTTGTAGTTCCCCTTGATGTAGCCCTTGGCCCGCGCGTCGTCCTGGGTCAGGTCGGCGGTGAAGGTCTTGATCCGGGAGAACGGGGTCTTGCGGGTGCCGTTGAGGACGGACGAGACCCACTCGGTCCGGCGCTTCTCGAGGTCGATGGTCCCGGTGGCCATCTTCGCGTCCGGGAACAGGACGTCGATGTTCTCGATGCCGTGCTGGAGGGCGTAGTTGTTGACGGCCTCACGGATGGACCCGACCTTCACCGCGTCGGCGAAGATGCCCTTGACGTCTTCCTGCGTGAGGCTGTGCTTGATCGTGTCGCCGCCGTTCTTGGCAGCGTTCTGGTCGAAGACGTTGCGCGACATTTCGTCGCCTCCTTCGTGGGTGATGGTGGTCTCGGTGTTCTCGGTGGCGGAGTGTTCGGCGGCGGACTTCTTCTCGTCCTCCAGGGCGACGCCGATCAGGTAGTGAACGACGTTCTTCTGCTCCTCGTTGAGGGTGTCGTAGATGTCCTTGACGGTGGTGTCCTTGTCGGCGTGCTCGAGGTTCTCGTCGCCGTCTTCACCGTCCTCGTCCTCTTCGTCATCCTCTTCGTCGTCCTCGTCCGGCTCCTCCGAGTGAGCGAGAGCGTGGTCGATCGGAACGCCGGTGAGAATGATCGCCTCTTCGTCCGACTCGAAGACGGAACCGTCGGAGTGCTTGATGTTGACGTAGTCGATCACGGCGCCCGGATTTGCTCCGGCGAGAACGAGACTCACCTCGCGGATCACCCCGTGCATGACGTTCTTGGCCCGCTCCACCAGGTTGTTGGCGTAGATGGACAGGAACTTGATGTCGCCGTGTTCGACCAACTCCCGGGCGGTCTCGCCCTGCTTGGTCTTGTTGAAGAAGGCGTAGGCGTAGACGCCCTCGTCCTTGTGTTCGAGAACGGCGTGGCCGAGAACGTTCTCCGCGCTCGAGTGACCGTGCTGCCACACCAGAGGTACCTGTTGGTGGTGCATGTCCTTGAACGCGCCGTGCATGATGGTTCGCCCATCCGTGCACTTGAGACCAGCCTTGGTGGCCCAGCCGCCGAAGTCTGCTTCAATGACTCCCATTTTGACCGTCTCCCCTCCTACTTCTTTGCCGTGGGTTTGCGGGCTCCGACAGAGCCTTCTTTACGCATCTTCTCGATCCGCTCTTGGATGGTTTTGATCTTGCCCTTCAAGGACTTGAGCTCATCGGCGAGAATCTCATCCTTGTGCTTCTCGTAGTACTCCTTCGACTGCTTAGCAGCTTTGGCCTTCTGTGAAGCAGTTTGCTTCTTGGCCGTCGTCTTCTTAGCAGTGGTCTTCTTGGTAGCACTACTCTTGGGCTTGACACCGCTCCGAGCCTTGGCTTGCTTGGTAAGCTCGGCCAAAGCGGTCCGTAGCTTTTCCAGGCGAGCCTTGAGGGCGTTTACCTCGGCTTCGAGTTTCCTGCGCCGTTCAGCTTGTCGCTGAGCCCTTGTCTTAGTAGGCGGCTTGGGCTTTGCTGTAGGCCTACTTTTCGACGTCGCAACTGCTGCTGCCTTACGACCCTTCAGCTTTCGAGTCTTGAGGTAATACTCGCGTCTCTTAGCTGCATCGTAGGCATGTTCCAGTTTGTCACTCATTGTCGATACCGAGATCACTGAAGATTGAGTCGACGAGATCATTGACCTCGGCTAGCCCACTCTGGAGAAGGTCTTCTCCCTCGTCTTCTTCGTCGGTTTCTTCCGGAGGCGGCATACCGACACCTGTATCGGCCTGAGGCATGTTGCTGTTGACGAGCTGGTCGGCCTTCGGATCCTTGGAGGGCTTGAACCCGATACCTTGACGGATCTCGTTTGCCGACAGAATTTCGTTCCGGGTGAACTTGTCGGCGACTTCTGCCACCTGCTCCATCGGAACGAGATCGAACGGGTTGCGGAAGTACACGATCGACTGACCCTGAGTACGAGCAGTCTTCGTCAGGAAGGAGCGCTTCATGGCTTCCGTGATCGCCTGAACAATCGGCTTGATAGTCCGATTGAAGTAGTTGATCATGGCCTTTTCATCGGCCGTCCCGTTCATCACTTCTTCCGTCAGACCGAGCTGCGAATATAGCATCGCAGTCAAGTACTCGATCTGCTTGAGAAGGTTGTTCTCAACTGGCCGGTTCAGTTGCTGAATCTTCTCAGTTCCGTCAGTATAGGCAATGCCGTACTGACTTCCCTTGAGCTGAAACTCGATATCCTTACGCCGTTGTTCAGCTTGCTGCCGTCGGGCTTCGGACTTGATCACATATGGAAGCTGAATGATCAGATCGAGCTTGCCGGAGCTGGACTGTTCATCCACGGAGTCCAGCATGTTCAGCTTACGAATAAGCCGCTGAAGCGTCGAGTTCGGCTCGTTCATCACCGAATACAGCGGATTCTCGACGATGGCCGTGGACTTCTTCGGAACGGTGACTTGCTTCCGTTGTCCATCCCGTTCGTCGTAGAGATTCACGGTGACATGCTGTGGATGCCACGCCACAATCTCTCCGACCCGGAGAGAGTTGATGATGAAGCTGGATGATACGGCTGGATCGATGTCGGTATCGACTGGAACGATAGCGGCGACGCCGTGCTCGAACAGAGTCATCGCTATGTCTTGACGGAATTGCCGAGCCCCCTGGTCGAGGTTCGGTTCTATCGTCAGGCAATCCTGAAGTTCACTGCGAATGTCCTCGAGATAACGCCCCTCTTTATCCAATCGAGCATGACGAATATCCACTCCCGACACGTCGATCCCAAGTCGAGTGTAGATCGAGGAGATGATGGAACGTTCACTGGAGTATGAACCCCTACTTCGCTGAGGAGCATAACTTCCGTAAGAACCGTGTCCGCCATGGGAGTGAATCCCGAGATACTTCTCTTCAAGGAAGAGATTCCAGCCGTGTTTCAGACCCTCCTTCATACGAGAAAACAAGTTTGCCATTAGTCACCTCCTCCCTGAAAGTGTGGCTATAGGTCAGCCGATCCCCATGTCCTTTAGCAAGTTTCGGGCAGCCTGGTGACCGTTGGGATCCTTGGCTTTGGAATAAGCCTTCTTGCCCGCGTTGAAGATGGTCTTGTCGATACCCGCCTTGTGAGCGTAGAGGGCACCACCGACGAGAATGGCGGTGGCGGCGGAGGCGTACTGAGAATTACCGTTGAGGATATGGCGCGTACCACGAATTCCTCTACCGGCACTCTTCTTGACGTTCTTCCGCTTCCTCTCTCCTCGGGCTTTCTCGGCATGCCTGGACATGTCTTGGTTGCCGAGGTGTTGGTCGAAGGCCTTCTTGTAGTTCGGGTCCTTCTTGGCCTTACCCTCGACCTTGGCCTTGATCAGTTTTCGTCGAGTACCAGCACCTTCACCATAGAACATCTTGGCTCGGGCGAATTCCTTAGCATCCTTGCGGGCCTCACGATTCGTACTGCGAGAAATACCCGAGGGATCGGATCGACGGACGCCCCACTTCATGCCCTTGATGCCGTAGTGGACGAGTTCGCTGGAGGAGGGGCCCAAATCAGACAAGTGAAAAACCTCCCCTTACATCGACGAGATGTTGTAGGCGCCACTGCGATTCTGCTTGGAGTAGCTCGGACCTGCGGATGCCACACGAGGGAGACCCATAGCAGCAGCCGCGGCTGCTTGACCACGCTTGGTTTCAGCCCTGACTGCGACGTGTTGAGAGGCAACCCCTGCCACCATCGAAACGACTCGAATAGCCCGTGGAGCGAACCGAGCAGCGATGACACCTGCGGCGATAGCGTTGTACTTTTTGCGGCGACGAGAATACTCGTTCTTACGTGCCGTCTTGATGTCCAAGCCTTTGTTCAAGTCGCGATTGACGCGCTTGACTCCGCCCTTACCGAAGTTGTTGCGATCGTAGTTTCGCTGACTTCGAGTGTAGTTGGCATTTGGGGTGTCATCGCGGTCTGCTCGACGAACACCCCACTTCATGCCCTTGATGCCGTAGTGGACGAGTTCACCGGAGCTCATGGTCAGTCTTCTTGTCGGCAGCCCTACCAAGGCTGGCAGCGGACGACACACCAAAGGTGTTCAAACCGACAACCGTAAAGGTCCCGTAGGCCTTGAGGAGATCCATGGTCTTGGCCTTGCCGGTTGCGAGTCGCTTCTCTTGGCTGCGAAGGTTCTTGGCTCGGCGAGCGGCTTCCTTCTTCAGACTTCCACGAGATTTGACCGCACCGTAAACAGACGTCCCAGCAAGAGTCGTGGCCTTGTCTCTGAATGAACCCTCGCCGCTGGCTACTCGTTCTAGCCTCGACGCTCGCACGTTGAGTCGGCCGGTACGTTGCTTACGAACACCCCACTTCATACCCTTGACACCGTAGTGGACGAGCTCCTGGCTCATACTTCATACCCCCTTTCAGGGCTCATTCGAACTGCTCTTTGTTGAGCTTGTAAGCCACGAATGCGTCCATCAGGGCGGCGACGTTGTCGATCTTACCCTCTTGTCGCTTCTTCAGGAGCTTACGGTTTCCGTTCGTGTCCTCAAGGGTGATCGAATTACCCATGGCGAAGGACATCAATGCCTGATCAAATATGAGCAATCGTTGACCACTCAGAGTCTTGATTTCCCCAAGCGGGACAGACTCTGTTCGCGCTCCCTGGATAACCTTTTCGATGCCGAACGGCCCGTTTTCCGCTTCCCAGCGGTTTACAAACTCCTTAGCGTTGTAGGGGTCGAAGCCAAATGCGCGCACGTCATAAGCACATTCCTGGATATGTGCATCCAGGTCGTCATAGACCTCCATCATGTCGAGGATCGTGCCCTCGAAAATGTGGAGGCTTCCTTCATTGATGAACTCGTCGTACTTGTGCCTCATGGCCCCCGGGAGATTCATCAGCGTCAGAGACGTGATGTAACTCCGGGTCTTTATCCCGAATTTGCCACCTGGCAGTGGAAAGAGGAATGTGAATGCACAGAAGTCGTCACCCTGGGAAAGGTCGGCCCCCATAGCACAAGGCATCGACCAGAATTCCCGGTAAGGATGAGGCAGCGTCTCCTCGTAAGTGAAGAAGTACGTGTAACCCTCCATCGGAATACCGAAGCGCTTCGCCAGAATGTCATTCCGGGACGCCGGGGCCTTTTCGGCTCGTTCAACATCCAGTTGGTAGACGTCATACGTTACGGTCTTCCCGAGGTTGGGATTGGCCTTGGGCCACATCGCCGGATTGCCGACTTCTTCCAATTGATCCAGCTTGTAATGCCAGATCGAGATGTGAGGAGCTTGGTACTCTCCCTTGAGAATGTCGGCGAGCTCCAGTTTGATCGTATCACCGCTGCCGTTACGAACAGTACCTTCCGAACTGACAGCCACGATGAGGTAGTCGTCGAGTTTGGAGGCGCCCTGTTCGATAGCGCCGATGACATCTTCTCGGAGATCTCCGGAAAGCCATTCGTCAACCGTTGCGACTTTAGTTCGAAGACCTTGGAGCTTGTTGATGGTCATCGGCCGGACCTCGAGCATCGAACCCGTAAGGAAGTTCTCGACACCCTTCTTGGTAGCAGCCAGCTTGACTCGGTTGGCCTTAGAACCAGTGGTGTTCTGCAAAGAGCCCTCTGTGAGAAAAGAGAAGAGAGGACCCCGGCTCCGAGTGATAGCAGTGCGGATCGGCTGCATGACTTCTTCCGCCTGCTTCATGGTCGGAGCAGTTGTGATTTGATGCGTGGTAGAGGTGTCTACGTTGAGGAAATAACTCTGTAGACAGGACTCGTAGAGAGACTTTGCCGCACCTCGAGCCACGATGAGGTACTGCTTGGTCGTCAGACGCTTCTTGATCACCTTGTCGACGTACTTTCCGCTTTTCGGTTCGTACACACTCCGGTTGACGAAGTAGTACCAGCAGAAAATCTGTTCGGCCCACAGTTTAAAGGTGTCGAGAAGATGGAGATCGCTGCCGTCGGTGAGTGTAAGTTCCTTCTCGCAGTAGAGAACGAATCCCTCTACCGGATCGGCATCGTAGTAGATGTTCGGGTTGGCGATGAGTGCGTCAATCCGATTCATCTCCAGAGAGACTTCCTGGTTGACAGGAATATCGCCTCGAATCACCGCGGCACGGAAGAGTCCGTAGTAATGCGGTGTTGCTGTGTTGGACAAAGCCATCGTCAGCCCTCCCTTCTACTACTGAGTCATTCGCCGGACGAGAACACCTGCACCTGCGGCGGCAGCGGGGCCTGCTCCACCGGTCGCGTAACCGAATCCGGCAGCAGCAGCCGTCTTGAGACCGGTCTTGACCATCTTGCCCGAGTCGGTTTCGAGGAACTTCCGGACTTGATCGTAGGTCTGGGCCATACCCAGGTACTTCTTGACCTGATCGTGCCCTCGGTCCATTCGCGACTTACCCGGAGGACTGGACATCGTCTGGTTGTACCGACGCTCCAGATCGACACGCTCGAGGAACTGACGCATCTCCTGGTTACTAAGAGATCCGGTCCCCTTGGTTTCGATCTTGTTGTGCAGTCGGTTGACGTTCTTCGCGTCTTCCGACAACTGAGGCTTCGGAGAGCTCTTCGAGCGAGCGAGTTGAGCCTCACTACGTCGGACGCCCCACTTCATGCCCTTGATGCCGTAGTGGATCAAGCTGGCTTCCATGGCGGAGCGGCCTCGAGCCTGAGACATAGCTACCTCCATGTCGTACTCTCCGTGTTCGAGCTGAAAGGTGGGTCCTGCGTAGTCGTCGACCCACATGGCGATTCGATCGAAACCCACAGACCAGAACTGCTCTTGGCCGTCCGACTTCTTTGCAGGATTCTCCGGGTAACCTAGTGTCAGATGCGGGGTCCACTCGGGGAATTGTTCCGTCGAGAGGTATGCCTGCGAGATGAGGTCGTACGAGAGAAGTCTCGAACGAAAACCCTCGACGACCTTGGTCCACTTCTGATCGAAGAACAGCACGTCTGCCTTGTGTTCTCCGAGTTCGCCTCGACGCTTGACGTCGAGAAAGAACGGAGGGAGTGTGGACGATGCGTGTTCGACGTACTCCATGATGAGCTTCATCTGAGTAGCGTCGAAGTCGTTCTCACCCAGATAGAGAAGAGTCAAGTGAGGTTCTTTCTCACTTGAAACTTTTCGAACAGGATCGTGCTCGTTAGGGAGAGCAACGATCACTAGCTGATTACGGGAAGCGTTGGATCGGTCCATGATTCCTCCTCCCTCTGGACGTTCAGACGCCACTCGAACTCGGCGATCTGATTCTTCATCGCATCGATGGCATATGACGTGCTCGGAGGATCGAACAGAAGACGGACCCTCAGGTACAGGTACGTCTTGACGAGATTCAGCCGGGGGTCGGTACCGATGAAGGTGTCCCACGTAGCCGTGTCGTCTTCGATCATGTAGCCGTTGACGGGTCCGATCCCGACTTGGTCGAGTACGGCCAGCACCGAGTTGATGTGAGTGACGATGTCGACATCGAACGACGTATCAGCCTCACCGATACCCAGAATCTTCTTGGTGCTTTTGAGTATGCTTGGTTCCACGTGAGACACCTCCTCTCATTTTGACGGTTTCGTCAGGACCGGCGGTTGACCTCGGCCTGAACGGCGTTGTAGTTGTACCCGGCACGGGTGAGCCTGCTCTTGCGGACTTCGCCGTCACCCCAGTCACCTCGCATGACCTGAGTAGCGACTTGACTGATGGTCAGCTTGGGCTTGTTCTCGCCCTTGGGCGTCAGAAGGCGGTTGACTTCCTTCTGAACGGTGTTGGAGTTGTAACCCATGCGAGTCAGCTTCTCGACACGAGCGGCACCGTCGCCGTGCTTGCCCGCGATGACCTCGCTGGCGATCTGGCTGATCGTCTTCCGGACCGGCGGGTCACCGGCGATCTGGCGGTTGACCTCACGCTGGACTTCCGCCGGGTCGTAGCCCTCGGAGCGAAGCTTCTGGGTGCGGGTGTAGCCGTTGCCGTACTTGCCCGCGCGAACGTCCTGAGCGACCTCAGAGAGCGACTTCTTCTCGGGGGTCGGATCGACGGGATCGTTCTCCGAACCGGGCTTCTGGTACGTGCCGGTGAAGAAGAGGGCGTGAACGTGGTCCTTGTGGTTCTCGGTGACACTGCCTCGGTCGGCCATCTGGCGAACGACGCCAGGCTGGGTGACGGTCGAGGTGATCTTCTGGTACCAGATGACGTGCTGGAGCCGGAGTCGCTTGCGGTTGGTCCAGATGTAGTTCCGGATCCAGTCGCCCGCCGCCTTGTTGCGGACCATGAAGTCGAGGGCCCGGCCGCTGTGGTGCTCGGTGTTGTTGGCGTTGCCGTCGTAGCCCCACATGAACCAGACGTCGTGTCCGGCCTTCTGCGCTGCGTCGAAGATCTCCTTGGCCCTCGACTTGGTGGGGCCGGTGACCTTGCCGAGCTTGGAGCTGGCGTGTGCGAAGGTGGTCATGCCTGGTCCTCGTCCTTCTCCTCGGCCTCGTAGTCAGCCTCGGCTTCGTTGGGCATGTCGGCGTCGTCACCCCGGTCCTCGACGGGCGGGCACGGAGCACCCTCGGTCTTCTCGTCCTTCTTCTCGGTCATTGGTTCTCCTGTTACCAGAGTTTCGTGTCGCCAGGCCGACGGTCGACGGGTAGCTGTGGGAGTAGCTTCTCATCGCCGTAGTGAATGGCATTGTGGGTTCGGTGTGCGACAGTGATCAGGTTGTTGGGGTCGAGAAGACAGTCATCACCGGCTTCTAGTTGCTCGAGTGTGATGGGATTCAGATGATGGATGTAGAGACCTCTGTGGATCTCGTAGCCCTCGATTCCTAGATCACAGCCGTTGTCTCGAACGATGATCTGATCTCGAGTCTGTCGCCATTCCCGAGATGTGTAGAAGCCTTGGTTCACCCAGCGATCGAACCCGAAGGTCGATTGGCCGACGTTCCCCCTCAAAGCGAGGTAACGGAAGCGTTCGATGAACGTTCCGTACTGTCTCAGCTCTGAGTAACTCCTACTCATTTTGATCGTCAGCCGTTGAGTGTCCGCCGTAAGCACGCATTGCTTGGATGGCGTTGACGTACATCTCTTCGATCCGCTTCTGTCCCTCGTACGCCTCGCGCTTGACTTGAAGAAGTTCGTTCTCGTGACGGAGACGCTCTTGTTCGAGGACTTCTCGGCTGGATCCAAGCTTTAGGTAGTGCGTGATGACCTGAGCCGACGCTGTACCGTCTTCAAGCTGTTGTTCGGCGAGCCTCATGGCCTTGGCGACCATCTGACTCTCACGACCCTGTGGAGTTGTGGCTGGTCTGCCTCGACTTGGACGGGGTTCCTGACCACTTTGTCGGCGTGCTGGCACAGTTCTCAACTCCTTCCAGTCAGGTTCATGACAAGAAAACTTAGGTTAGGGGTGGATGGGTCAAAGGGAAGGAGGGGAGAGTTCATAAGAACCTTCCTTGTTGGGCACATGTTGGCCCATGCCACACGTATGTACAAGGAAGGTTCGTATCAACTCTCCCCCGGAGAATCCCAGGGGGCAAAAAGTTTCTACAAAAAGTCCCGCCGGGGGAAAAATATGGAGGCGGGCGATGCAGAGGGGGGTCTATTTTGCGAGACCCCTCCCCCCTACCTTGATCAGATAGGCAAAAAGGGAGAGAACCTGTAGATGGAGTGGTCCGAGGTCAGTTGTGGGAAGCATCCAAGTAGTCGGGGGGACAACCACAGGGATGGGGCAACTGACCTCGGACCGGTCATTGTGTTGCTAAGTGTCAGACTTCGACGGCTCGGCAACCTTGATGTGAACGCCCGATACGTTCTGTTCCACGATCTCGTCTATAGCATCGTTGATCGCTTGCTGTTCGAGGTCGTGAGTAAGATCGTCAGACGTTCTTGTTACTCGACCGAGTAGGCCGAGTGTGTCGTACCTAGGGAAGTCCCACTTCCACCAGTCGTCCCATTGGGTGTGAGGGTTGTAGGGATTGTCCTTGGTACTGAGTAGGAAGTTGGTGTCACTCATGCGCCTACTCCACTCAGTCCAGCCCTGAGGGTGGACACCGAGATGCCGAGCTGGTCGGCTACGTCAGCCAGTGAGTACCTGTCACCACGAAGGAGGAGCATGGCTCTGTTCTTCATAGTGGCATCCATTACCGGCTTGTCTCGGGGTGTGGCCAGTTCCTTGATCTTCTCCACGTCGGTGTTGTCGAGGATCTTCTCCAGCATGGTCTTGCTGATAGCACCAGCCTGGATAGCTTGCCACTCTGTCGGCGTGATGTCGATCTTGTCCTTGCCTGCACCTACCTGATCACGTGCGTTGGCAAGAGCCTTGGACTTGACCTTCTTGATCTCAGCATCGTCCATGTCTGGATTCGCCTTGATCTTACGGTTGTACACTACGTTGGCCAAGACCTGTGCCTGTCGCTCACGGGGGGCGTTCATAAGCGCTTCCCCAAGCTTGGCGTTTAGCATCTTGACTTCAGCAGCGAACTCTCTGTTCGCCGAGGGAGAATACTCGAAGTCCTTGATACCAAGGAACTCACGCCTTGCCTGGTTGGCAAGGGCCTTGAGGCTGTTCGAGTGATCGGCATAGACGCGTTCGATCCGTGTGTTCTTCTCTGAGATCAGAGTGTACGCATCGTCCGTCTCGGCGAGCTGGGTGGTCTTCTCGGTCTTCTTCTTACCGGTGTAGAACTCAGCACCGGTCTCTACGTAGACCTTCTTCCCAGTGACAGAGTCGATCGGGCCGCCTTCCTTGGACGGCCGTGGCTTCCTATCCAGTACTCTCGTCTCTGCCGTTGCCCTTGAGATGAGGGTGGATGCACCACCATCCGGCTTCCCAGGCGGACGGGGTTGGTACTTCGTGCGAAGGGCCGAGATGTTGTTCTCTTTCTCAGAGAGCTTGTAGTTCAGCCTGTGTTTCTCGGCATCGATCACCACCATGGAGTGCCTGACTGCACGAACGATCTCCTCGTCAGGTGCACCTTGCACAGTCATGTCGGTGATAAGGTTGGAGATCTTCCCCATCTCCATACCCTTAGCCTTGGGGTTCGCCTTCTGCCCTTCGCGGAACTCGGTCTTTCGGGTGGAAGCGTTGTACGTACCGCCATCCATAGTTCGCATACCGTCGTACGGAGGGTACGCGGACTGAGGATCAAACCCTTTCAGACCCTCAAGCGGCTTGTCATTCCTGACCTTACCCTGATTGTTGGGGATGACCAGAACAGTGTCACCATCGAAGTCTGCACCCGAGAGGCGTTCGGCAACGGAGTGGTGAATGCCGATGGCGTCAGGCGCATTACCCAGAAGATCCTTGGCTTGACGATGGCGGTTGTTCACCCTGAGTTCAGGAATCTCAGAGATGTGCCCGTGAGGGAAGCGAACGAGAACTACAGTCTCACCATCTCGGAAGGTGGGGGCATAGACCTCGTTCTTCGCCATCGTGTTGACCGGAAGTATCACCTTGGTTGCCTGGCGAGGAAGGTGAGCTGCTTTGAGATGGACAGAAGCCGAATCGACCGAATCGGCAAACTTCTCAAGCAGGTGTTTCTTGACGGTCGGGTTGCTGAGCGACATGATCTCACGGAACTCTCGTTCCTTGCTCTCACGCGCGAGGGTCAATTGTTCTTGGGCAAGACTGGGCTTCTGCTTGGAAAGCATCTGAGACGACAGGGTCTTGGACCAGGTGTCCCATGTACCTTCCTTGTTGACGAGATTCATCGCCGATTCGACGATCTTACGACCGTTGGCATCGCGAACGAAAGAACCGTCAGGGTTCTTCTTGTAGATCTGATCGTCGATGAGAGAGCCGAACGGATCGTCCTTGTCCACCTCGCCAGTGGACTTGTCTCGCTTCATCTCCTTCATGGCATCGAGCTTGTTACCCGTGTTCTTCTTGTTCGTGTTGAACACGAGGTCGACTCCGTCAGGCATGTCGTCGTTGTACATGGCCATACCCTTAAGGTAATGACCATCGCCTACGGCGATGCGCACCTGAGCATAGCTCGACTTACCGAGTGAGACGTCCTTGACACCACGACGAACGTAGATCACGCCGTCAGCGTCGGTTCCGCCTTCTTCCGCATAGCGGACCTTAATTCGCTTAGGGTCGACAGAGAGAGGCGGCCTTATGGCGTCGTAGCGACGACCACCATCATCAGAACGGACCCGGATCTGCTGGATCTGATCCATATTCTGATAGACCTCACGGGTCGAGACATCCGACTTAGTGAGGATCTTCATGGTCGTGTGCTTGCCAGTTCCGAGTTGCTCTACCTTGATGTAGTGGAGTTTGTAACCCTCACTCTCGAGAAGACGCCTCGCATCGCGAAGCTTCTCGTGACTGACGTTCAGATGAAGCTCGACGCCCTTGCCGACATCGATGTACTTCTTCTTCTCCACCTGGTCTTTGAGCATGGCCGCGGTGGAGGCGAGGATGCTGGCCTTGGTCTCGGCGTCCTCCCTAAGGAGGTTGCGGACCGTGGACTCGGGGACACCCATACGCTCGCCAATGGCGACGTTGGAAAGCCCCTTATCCTTGAGACGACGAGCCTGCGAGACGTCGGCTGCCTTCTTCTCTTCCTTGGCCACTGAGACTGTGGTTCGAAGCTGGGACTGAGTCATGCCGAAAGTCTCGGCAATCGCCTTGTCCTTCAGACCCTGACGACGCATGTCCTTTATGATCGACTGGAAAGCATTGGCTCGTTCGGCCGGGGTCTCTCCTGCTTCCCAGGGATATTTCTGAGCGTCTTCTTTTCCGGACCCGTACGGGTAGCGTCCGGAACGCTTGCGGATGCCGTAGTGTGTGAGAACATCACGGTCTTCTTCACTGATTTCCAACTCTAGGCCCCCATCTTGTACCGTTCGGCAACGGAGTGAGCTGTACGAATCCGATCGTAAACCCACGCCAAATACATCTGGTCTATGTCGCAATACTCCGGTTCTTCGAACTGGTAAATGCGAAGTTGACCTTCGACCTCGAACGGTTTGAACTCGTACTCGAGGCAGAACACAGCCGCGTAGATGTATAGTTGGTCGAACGACGCTTTGCTAGTACCCGTCTTCAGATCGTGGACCCGAAGAAACAGTTCAGCAGGATCGAATGAGATAGCGTCGGCAGTTCCGTAGCAGTACAAAGAGTACCACAGAGACTGCTCGGGCGTCATCTCATACTTGATCGCGTCGTTCACGTATCTCGCAAGAACGGGATACTTACCATCTACGTCGAGCGTGACTCCCTCTTCGATGTTCATGGAGGCCAGGTTGTGTAGTCTGGTGCCCCTAGCAGAGGCTTCAGCGTTCGTCAGACGCTGTACCAACTTCTCATCACTGTCTCGTAGCCAGTGATAATTTGAGGGGCTCAGAATGGCATGTGTGCCCTCAATCCTGGGATGTGAGTGAAACCCCGTGAAACGCTCGGGCGAGAGCATCGAGGACTTCCTGTTCGTTCGAAGGGTAGATGAAGGCCGCAAACGACATGCGACTCAACAGATCCACGTAGTACACCTGGTTTGGTTGAGTCGCTGATGTCGCCTTGGCCTTAACTTCTAGCATGGCCCATCGGTCCCCATGAAGAATCAAGAGGTCCGGTACACCCTGCAAGTAGCCTGAGTCATTCTTGAGAATGAAGCATCCCGGGAACAGGCTTTCCAGTTTGTCGATCAGCTTCTTCTGGTAATCCGATTCCAGCATGCTTCACTCCTCCCCCGCTGAAAATCAAAGGCTTATTCTATCCCTTCTATCATAGGGCGTGTATTTTGATCGACTCAATATCTATGGCCACTAGTGCAACAGACGGAACCGTTGGAAGATCGGCCATACGTAGTTCTTCGACATGACCGAAAGGGCGATCTCACGGTCCAGGACGCCGAGCGTTGTTGCTGCCTCCCATGAACTCGAGAATGCGACGCCGGTGTCGATGTTCTCGACGGGATCGCATATGGATGATATTTCTTGCTGGAACTGACGGAAGTACTTGATCGCGAACCAACGCGGTCGCCACATCAGATTTCCGACGTGTGTGTTGAAGCGATTACCGTCGAGATTGACAGGTGTGTCGAATCCCGAGAATCGCTTCGGGTCCGGCTTCTCGAGAAACGCGTTCGCCACCAGAAGAGGGAGCGACCTTTTACACAGGACTCCATCACGAACCATGCCGACGTGAACCACCCCACCCTGATTCGAGAGCTTCGAAAGCAACCTCCTCGTGTCGTCGTTACGAACCTGTCCAGTGTCACTCACTGAATACCCCGGGAACTCAGCGATCTCTACCCACTGTCCGAACACGTGACCCCACCGTTCACTTTCTCGGTCGTGCTGATGGTGCAAAAACTCTGAACCGGACATCTTGCGACACTTTGCAAGAAGTTGACTCCGCTCGTCGTTTTGCCACTTTTTTTCGCCAACTCTTTTTACATTTGTTTTCTCGATATCTGTTTCTTTTTTTCGCGCAAGAGTTGTAAAAATAAATGGCAAAACGTCAAGTGGCAACTAGTGCAACCTTTTGACCTGCGACATCGAAAAATCCGATTCCGGCAAATGGGTGCAAACTAGGTTGCCAAATCGTTTTTAGAAATGGCAGATCGGTGGCAAATCCGTGATAGAAACGTCAAGTGAGCGGGGAACTCGCGTCCAGTTTGTACTATAAGCACAGTCTGGCTACAAGCGCCCCGTTCACCCGAACAGCCCCATTCCCAAATTCAACTTGACGTTTCTTGGCATCGATTTGCCACCGATCTGCCATTTCTAAAACAGGAAACGTCAAGCAGCTCAAGCTACGCTGTTAGCCCAAATGGGCGATTTTTCTTCACGAACTTGACTTCGTTGAAGCTGTGTTTCGTCACTAGCGATGCCTTCACGGCTCGGTCGATGGCAACGTCCGCCATCAACACATAATAACGAAGAAGCGTGAACGGAGTGTTCAATCGGTCGTTCCGTCCATGTGCCTGATGCCATTGCTTGTACGAGTACGTCAGCGAATAGAACAACATCGCGTCGGTCTCCGTACAGTTCCATCCTTCGGACCCTGCGGTGTACTGCACGAGATACACCCACTCATCCGAGTCAGGAATCTCCTCGTGCTTGTGACCGTTCCACTCCGCTACGGTCACACCATCCTTCGCCAATGTGCGTAGTCGCTGCAACTCGTAATCGAAGTTGTAGAACACGATCAGCTTAGGATGTTTGACGAGCACCTGGCGGACCGCCTCAAGACGCGACGGGTCGGAATATACGACCTTCCGCATCACATAGAAGAACTCCGCTAGACTCTTGATAGGACGGTCTTCATAGGGGTTCCAGCGATCCTTGATGACCTGATCCATCAACTTCTGGTCGTAGGTCACTTCGATCTGCTGCGTGATCCTAGTCGTATGCCTGTCGAACGGCATGTGGACCAGAAGCTTGTTGCGGAACTTCTCTAGCTTGACAATCCCTATGTAACGATCGATCTTCGGGAACTTGGTATAGCTGTTATAGACGACGTGTTCCCGAATGAATTCGGTGCGGTTCTTGTAAAACCCATTGGCGATGAATACCGGGACGTAGTCCATCCAGTTATCGCCAGGAGTGGCGCTGAGCAAGATCCAGCGGTTGTTGTTCTGAGGCTTTGCTATGAACTGGAAGGCCTTAGCCCAGGCGCCACTGCCTACGAGACGTTGTTCGTCGAAGATGAAGAATGCTCCTCGGACGTTCTTGTACTTGGCGATGTTGTTCCACGAGTCGACACGGAGAACCCCAGTAGTAGGGGTTCTCGTATCACCCACCCCGAACTTGAGGAACTCCATCTCCCAGTCCAGGGAGTCCCTCTTCTTCGCCGTCGTGATCACATAAACGTCACGCGGAGCTTCGTTCTGGACGTAGTAGCCCACAGCAGTGAGCGACTTACCAGTCCCCACATCCCCCCACAGGATCTTACCGTTCGACAGATTGTCGATCGCCTTCTGCTGGTGGGGATATAGGGTAACGGACATGACTGACTACTCCTCATCGCGAATCTTCCAGAAGTCGGGCGTGAGGATCACCGGCTGGTTCTCCCCATCGGTCTCTTCGTTGGAAGCAGCGTTCACGGTCTCGTCAGTCTGCTCCGTCTTCCTCCCCTTTACGAGGATGGTCTTACTGCCGAAGTCTTCGGACACCAGGACCTCTTCGACTTCGAAGTCCGGGTACTTCTCGGAGAACTCCTGACCGAGTTCCTGTATTACGTCGGACTCGGTCTTTCCGTCGACTATCTCCTCCTCTGTGAGGATCCTGTGCATGGACACACGGTCCTTGTCGATCTTCACCTTGGTAACCCGCTCGCCCTCTTCCCCGGTGTAGGCGATGGCGCCCTGGTCGAGCTCGTACTGGATGACGGGGTCCACGAGCCCCGTCTCCTGGAACCGCGCCACCTCGTCGACGATCGCGACCCCGGGGGTCATTCCTCTGATGTTCTTCGCCTTCTCGCTCAGAGACCGCAGGATCGGGGGCACCATCTCCTTCTCCTGCTCGCGCTGATCGACCGTGGGAATGGCCACCACGGCTTCGAGCGTGATCCCGCCGTCCTCGGTACGCACGGGCTGCATGTTCTGGATGAATGACCCCGCGGGTGTCTTGGCCAGGATCTGCATCGGAGCCGTCGTGATGAACTCCTGGAACTTCCTGGTGAACTCCGGGTCGGGCTCGGGAACCTGGATCAGAGGAGACACCGTTCGCTGGGGCAGAGGCGACTTCACCTCCGCCAGGAACGGACGCTCCAATATCCCCAGGATGTTCTTGCCGTACTCGGCGATGAGCTTGTCGAAGATCGGCGTGTCGGACATACAGAACTCCTTGCTGTGTTACTGCTGTGACGATCGAAAAATGTACTGCCAGTAAGACAGGAGTAAGGGCCCGAAGACCCCTACCCCTGCCTCATACTCCCTACCCCACCCCTAGACGACCGCGGCGGCGACCCGTCCGGAGGTGACCATGTAGCTCCAGAATTCAACCTTGAAGTCCACCCACTCCTCGTAGGTCATGGAGAGCTTGAAGTGCATCAGCTCACGCGGGTGGAGATACTTCCCGGGAACGCTGAAGAACCCGATCATCCTGGCGAAGGTCTCACGGTCCGGACCTTGCATGAACGACGACAGGAACTTGTCGTTCTCGTTGAGCTCGATGGTGTTAGCCATTA